CTTTTATAAAGTAAGAAAAACAAAAAATGTAACTTATAATCCTAAAGCTAGTTGCGCTGGTAATAATATTAAAGTATATCCTGTAATAGGAGAATGTGTATTTTTAATTTTAGGTCCAAGCCGTCATTTAAATGATGATGATTCTGCAACTCAAGTATATTACTTACCTCCATTTAATATTTGGAATGAAATAAATCATAATGCATTTCCAGATAAGAAAGACTATAATGATCAAGTAAATCAAACACCTACCGCCTCTGAAATTTCTAGTCAAGGACCAAATACTGAACCTGGTAATTTTAACTTCGGTGGTACCCAACCATTTGTAGAACAATCAAATCTTAATCCTTTACAACCATTTGCTGGTGATGTAATATTTGAAGGTAGGTGGGGACAATCAATTCGATTTGGTCAAACTATATTAATAAATAATGATAAATTTTCTACTAAAGGAGGATCTTTATGGCCAGGTTCAGGTAAGAAAAATGGATCACCCATCACTATATTTACAAATAATCGTAAAAGAGTAAGCGGTTTTGCTCATTCTCTTGAAGATATAGATACAGACGGTACGTCAATTTATTTAACAAGTGATCAAAATATCTCCGTAGGTGATATTAAAAAAAGTAGATATCCGTTATCATCATATAACACCCCTGGGACACCTTTTATATCAGAAGAAGCTCCAGATAAAGAATATCATGAAAATCAAGCTATTATTTGTTCTGATAGAATTATTTTTAATGCAAGAAAAGATTTTGTATTATTTTATGGAAAAAAAGGAATATCATTATCTAGTAAAAAAAGTGTGCATATAGATGCAGGAGAAACGGTATCAATAGATGGCATTGATGCAGTAGAACTTGGAGCTGGAGCATTAACTAAAGGACAAAAAATAGTATTAAGCGATAATCTTATAAAGACTTTATCTCCATTAATAGATGCTCTTAATAGTTTTGCAAGTGCTGTATCAGGTATGTCAACTACGCCTGAATCAGCAATTCCTTTAATGGTATCTTCTGGAAAGAAGTTATCAGATGTATGTATCGCTACTTCCAATTCACTTGAAGATATTAAATCTCAAAAAATTTATTCTGTATAATATATGACACTATCATTCGGCTCAGTATTATCAGATGGGACTTCTGCAACTGGAAGTGAAAAAGCCATACTTGGGTTTTCTAAAAAAATAGTAACTTTAAATACCGCTGTAAATAAAATATTATCTGGCGATAAAACATTATCAAATACAAAATCAGTTAAGTATATTGGTATGATTGGAATACTAGAATTACTTAATGATGTTGATGTATGTAATATTATAAATTACACTTTAGGACAGCTTTCATTAAGTAAATTAAAACCGTCCGGTAAATTAAGCAACAACATTAATAAAATAAAAACAACTGCTTTTAATTTAAGTGGAACAATAAATAAACTTTATACTTCTAGTAATTTATTAAATCCATCCCAAGGTAAAGTATTTGATACAGAAAAACAATTAGATCAAAAGGATCAGATTAAAAGAAATTTTTTAGAAATTAGAGATATTTTAAACCAAAATTTAACACCTGAAGTATTAAGTTTTATAGCTACCATACCAGGTGGTGAAGACGCTACAAAAACTGTTAATGATATATTGATATTTTTAAATACTAATGCAAATATTACTCAATTACCTTCTGGACAACTAAATGATGTGTTTTCAACCATCAATAAATTATATAGTATATTAGTAGCTGTTTCATCTTTACAAAGTGCACAAAGTATTGTTGCTTTATTTCCTAACTTACAACAGCAAATTAATAAAGTTCAACAGGTAATAAATCCTACTAGAATTTTACCAACGTTGAGAGGATTTTTAAACTCATTAAAAACAATTCAACAAATATGTAATAACATACTTAAGATTGTAAATATGATTCGCACTATTGCAAAAATATTAGTTGTAGTAAGGCAAGCTATTAGTATAGCAATTTCAATTTTTGAATCTAATCCACTTCCAACATCAATACCAGGTCAATTTCAGCCTGGCGGCCCAACATTGGGTGCAATATCAAGTTTAGAATCAGCAAAAAATTCTTTAATAGAGAAAGAAACTGAACTTGGAAAAATTTTAACAGAAATTATAACATTAACTTCAATAATGATAATATTCATTACTGATATTGTTTCTCAAGTACAACAAATGATTATAGAAGTGCAAAAATTAATTATCACTCTTGAACAATGTGGTGTATTACAAGGTAATGATGATAGTGGTTTGATAAACGACTTTAACAATACAATTAAATCATTACAAGAAACTATCAATGAGTTAAAAGGATTTACAGATGCTTATGCAGCTGTACCACAAGACCCTAATTTATTTAGATTTGGTGGGTATGTAATAAAAATAGTTGATGAAGAATTAGTAGATGAAGGAATAAAAAATAAAAGAAGAAGAGCAATTGCTTTTGATAATAAAGGAATAATGGTAGAACAAGGAGAACTAACTTTTGCTTCGGATAAGAGAGTTCTTGTTGAAGAGTTAAAATTAAAATTATTGAAAGAAGGACTTATAACTGATTTATCTTTTGCAATTACAGATGGAATTCCATTGAATATTGTAAATGCACTACAATTAACTACTATTTAATAATATAGTTATTTAATATTTATTAATATGAAACCAGAACAATTTAGACAGATTTTACGTGAAGAAATCGAAGAATGCTTAATAGAAATATTACCTGTAATAGTTAAGCAAGTACTTAAAGAGCAGCTTACTCCTGTGTTAAAAGCAATGATTAATGAAAGGAAAAAAGCTGGTCCTCAATCATCTTATATTGGTGAAATTAAAAAGAGTACTTTAGGACGTAATGTAGAAATGCAACCCGCTTCTCATCCAAGTAGTGGTACTGCTACCAATAGAGTAAATCCTTTAACAGCTCCTATCAACTCAAAAGACCCATTAAAGAATATGCTTGCAGAAACATTTAATAGTATGTTGCCTGATGAGTACGAAGATTATGAAGTACCAGAAGCTCAAGCCCCTGGCGCCCCACAAATGGTACCTGTAGATTATAAACCAGCACCTGGTCAGAAAAGACCAGCCTTTGAAGCCCCTCAACTACAAATGGAATCTGCAGGGCAACAAATGCCTGAATTAAAAGCAGTAGCACCACAAGGTAAAAGTGTAATATCAACTCTTGTTTCAAAACTACCGACTAACATTCCATCCGCAGATTATTATCCTGAAGCTGATCTTGAAAATATTAAAATAGATAATGTACCTGATTATACTGCTTTAATGGCAAAGAGAACATTTAAATAATGGCATACCAAGCTAAAAATATTAATGTAATAGATCTAAAGCCAAGTACAGCATTGGGTGTATCAATGCCTTTTAACTATCCGTCTGTTTTTAAAAGTATTTACACATCAAAAGATCAAATAAAAATAAATCTAATTAATTATTTGTTAACAAATAAAAACGAAAGGGTATTTTACCCTGAATTTGGATTGAATTTAAGATCAAAATTATTTGAACCTATAGTTAGTGATACAGAAGAAGATATTAAACAAACTATTGTAAATGGGATTGCAATGAATTTTCCCAATATAATAATTAATAAAATAAAAATAACAGCAGATGCAGATTCACATTTATTGTATGTTTTTTTTAGTTACTCGATAAAAAATACTCAAGAAGCAGACGACATACTTTTAAGCTTTGCACAAAATGGCTGATAAAAATATAAAATATCTTAATAAAGACTTCACTGATTTTAAATCAGCATTAGTAGAATATGCAAAAGCATATTTTCCTACATCATATAATGATTTCTCAACAGCGTCTCCTGGATCAATGTTTATTGACATGGCAGCTTATGTAGGCGATATATTATCTTTTTATTTAGATAATCAAATTCAAGAATCATATTTACCTTTTGCTAAGCAATCTAAAAATTTATACGCTTTATCATACATGATGGGGTATAAACCTAAGGTAATTTCAGCTGCGACTGTTGATATTGTAATATCTCAAATAATACCATCACAAGGATCATCTGGTGCTAAAACTCCAAATTGGGATTATGCATTAAATATCTCTGAAGGAATGGTTCTTAAATCTACAATAAATAATTCATTATTTTATGTAGCTGATAGAGTTAATTTTTCAGTATCTAGTTCTTCAGATCCAACCGACATATCAATCTATTCATATAACGGAAGTGGTGATCCAACATATTATCTTTTAAAGAAGAACATAAAAGCTATTTCAGGTGAAATTAAGACAGCACCATTTACATTTACTAATGCAACAAAATTTAATACTGTAGAAATTCAAGATACAAATATTATTCAAATATTAGATGTAAGAGATAGTGATAATAACAAATGGTATGAAGTACCATATCTTGCTCAAGATACAATTCTTGATTCAATAGCAAACATTCCGGGAATTTCTCCTTCATTCGCAGTTAATGACGGACAAGTACCTTATTTATTGCAACTTAAAAAAGTACCAAAAAGATTTGTTACAAGAGTAATAAATCCAACTACATTACAAATTCAATTTGGCGCCGGAGTAAATACAAATGCAGATGAATCTGTAATTCCTAATCCAACTAAAGTTGGTATAGGAACAATGGATGGATTAAGTAAGTTAAATACAGCATACGATCCAACTAATTTTACATCTACATATACATATGGATTAGCACCATCTAACACAACACTGACTTTTCAATATTTAGTAGGTGGTGGAGCACAAGCAAATGTTCCTAGTAATACAATAACTAGTATAAATACATATGTAGCTACCCCATATGCAGGAAATTCAGTTGATGCTACTACATTAAATCTTATTAAATCATCTTTACAAGTTAATAACCTAGCAGCAGCAACAGGTGGTGGGGATGGCGATACAATTGAAGAAATTCGTTTAAATACTTTAGCACAGTTCCCCACACAAATGAGAGCTGTAACACAAAATGATTATTTAGCTTTTGCATCTAGTATGCCTGCAAAATATGGAGAGGTAGCTAAAGCATACATTACTAAAGACATTATCACTTTTAGTAATATTATCCAAGGTAATAATGAATTAAAAGATCCTAACTCAATAACACTTTATGTATTAGGATATGATTTAAATCAAAATTTAACATTACCTTCTATTACATTAAAAAATAATTTAAAAACGTATTTACGACAATATCGTATGATGACTGATACAATCACTATCAGAGATGCGTATATAATTAATATTATAGTAGATTTTGAAATTATTTTAAGACCAAATTATTCTAACAGAGAAGTACTAGGTAAGTGTATTATAGCATTACAAGATTATTTTGATACCGATACTTGGCAAATAAATCAACCAATTATATTATCAAATATATATTCTACTTTAGATCAAGTAGAAGGTGTTCAAACTGTAAGTAAAGTAACGATAAGTAATAAATCAGGTGAATCCTCTGGGTATTCTAGATATTCATATGATATTACATCAGGTACTAGAAATGGAATTATATATCCTTCTTTGGATCCTTCTATTTTTGAAGTAAAATACCCGAAACAAGATATTAGAGGTAAAGTAGTTACATATTAATATAGTTTTGGGAAAAATCATATTTATATGATATAAAGTATAAATAAATGGCTGTTTACAAGATTTTTCCAAACAAAGATGCAACACTTTATTCCAGGTACGCATATAGAAACGCTGGAAGGGACGCTATACTAGAAGTATCAGCTAAAAATTCACTAGATTATTTAAGATCTAATATTGGTCAAATTGAAAAATCACCTTATTTTAATTATGATTTTTCTTATATAGCAAACAACGCATTGTTAAATAACGCACCTAATGAAGATATTAGACGTGCTATTATTTCTTTTTCTGATACTGATATAGCTTATGTTAAAACACTTAATTCATCTTCTTTTAGAGCCGATTTAAGATTATATTTAGCTTTTGCACAAAACCTATCATTAAATTATACATTAAATTGTTATCCTTTATCTCAAAGCTGGGATATGGGTACTGGTACATTTAATGATTGGCCTGAAACGGAAAACGGAGTGGGTTGGCAATACTCTGGACAAGCTGGAACAACCGCTGCTTGGAATTCTGCATACGGAACGATGAATTATTTATTTGTTACTGGTGGAGGTACGTGGAATAGTAATATTTCTTCGTCTCAATCATTCCAATATACATCACCAAAAGATGTGTATATGAATATTACATCAATGGTATCACAGTGGTTTTCCGGATCTATAAATTATGGATTAATAGTTAAACATACTTCATCTATTGAAATGATGACCTCATCATACATAGATTTGAAATTCTTTTCAATGGATACTCATACCATTTATCCTCCATGTATCGATTTTAAATGGGATGATTCATCATTTGTAACTAGTTCAGCGATACCTTTTTTATTAGATAGTAATTTTATTATTGCTTGTGAAAATAATCGTAGTACATATAAAGAAAATGCAATTTACAATTTTAGATTTAAAGCAAAAGACAAGTACCCTGTGAGACAGTTTAGTACTTCATCTATATATTTAAATTGGAAATATTTAAGTTCAAGTAGTTATTGGGCTATCCAAGATTATAAAACAAAAGAATATATTGTAGATTTTGATTCATCATACACTAAGTTAAGTGCTGATACTAACGGTAATTATTTTAAGGTATATATGAATGGATTACAGCCTGAAAGATATTATAAAATTGTAATTAAAACGATATTACCTTCATTAGAAGAAGTATTAGTCGATAATGATATAATATTTAAAGTTATTAGATAATGGAAAAGACATCCTTAGTAAGAAAAGTTTACAGTTCAGTTGAATACCCAAAAGTAGTACAAACTAAATTTACAGAACTAGTATCTGCTCCAGTACCACAAGTAGAGGATGTATTAACGGTTGATAAATTTTTTGAATATTATGAACAACTATTTTTTGAAATTCCCGTTAATGGTGAAATAAATTCTCATGAATATTTAATTAAGAGAAGTTCTGAATATGTGGGAGGATCAGTTTTATCTGATTCTGAAAAAGCATTAATAGAAGAAATTAACTCACTAAGACAACAGTTGTTAGAAGCAAATCAAAATAAAGTAAGTTCTTTAGGTAAATGAGCGTAAAAATACAAACATCTTTAGTTAATACAACGAACGAATATCAAACATATTCTGAATCTGATAATATTCTAATCCCTAATTTTGAAATTAATCAGTCATTTGGAGATGTAGATGATTATATAGAATATTTTATCTATTCTTTAAATGAACAATTATTATATTCTGAATACGACTCATCTAAATATACTCCTCAACAAAATAACGCACTAGGTAATACTTACTCATCTATAACTCTAGATCCACAATCAGACGTTAACACGTTTGGAATTGATAGAGGATCTGTTATAATAAATTATAATTTTTACAAAAAATTATTTAATAGTAGTTTTTCTAATCGTTTTTGGATTAAAGAAATATCTGGTACAAGAACAGAAATAAGAATAACTCCACAACAATTATCCAACGATGAGTTAGCAATTTTATTTCAATCATTCATCGTAGCTAATTCAGGACAACCATATTATTACGATTTTTTATTAAATTTTAGTAATAACAAAACAGTTATAGTAACTAACGTATTATATGATACAGATAGTGATGGGAATGGATCTCTTTTAATTAAATTGTATCAACCTCTTCCTGATGAATTTGATATTAAAAATACATTGTGGGTGGTAAAAAGGATTTCAAGTCCTTTATCATACAATGTTTCGTTTTTAATAGAGCAAGATATTATACCTGAAACAACAATTCCATTAAAAGGACCTAACTTTTCAGTTGATATAAATTCTCAAGTTTCTCAAACTGTTGGGGCATATAACTATAATGATTTATTTTCGACAACATTAACATCATCTTTTAATCAAATTAAGAGTTTATTTGATGATAAATCATATGATATAAACATTGACTATTCTGACTTTAGTAATTTTGTACATTTCTCATCAGCAACAGACAGAGTATATAATTTTCAATACAAACTGCAATTAATAGAAAGTTATTCTGCAGATTTAACTAATCTTAATACAGTAGTTATTGGTAATCAAGAATACAAAACTAGTGGTAGCACAATCATTGGTAATAAAATAAGTAATATCATTGAAAAATTTGATGGTTATGAATATTATTTATATTTTGAAACCGGATCACAAGCTTGGCCAAAAGTAAGCACAACAAAACCATATCAATTATATTCAGTAACTAGTTCACAAGCAATAAATTGGTTAGGTAGTGTAGATACCTATACAGCAGGATATAATAATAAATTATTTACTGCTAACGTATATGATAATCAGAACCCAGACTGGGTATTCCATCTTGTACCTGAATTTATAAAGGACGATAGTATTAATAGACCATATCAATTATTTTTAGATATGGTTGCTCAACACTTTGATAATATTTGGGTTTATTATAAAGATGTAAGTGAAAGATTTAATGCAAATAATGATGTAAATAAAGGTATATCTAAAGATGTTGTATCTAATGCATTAAAAGCATTGGGAGTGAAGTTATATACAAATACAAACGTATCAGATAACATTTATTATTCACTATTTGGGTATAATCCAAACGGGCAAAACACTCTACCCACTGGTTCAGAAGGTATTACATATTATATAACATCTTCACTGCCTTTATCTAGTGCAGATGATATAACTACAGAATATTATAAAAGGATATATCACAATATCCCTTATTTACTAAAGACAAAAGGTACAGAACGCGGTTTAAGAGCGTTAATTAACTGTTTTGGTGTGCCAGATACCATTTTAAGAATTAATGAATTTGGAGGGTATAATACTGATACAAATACAAGATATATAGTTAACAGATTTTCATTAGCATATGAAAATAGTCCATTGCAATGTATTACATTACCTTGGGATCCATCATATTATACTTATTTATTATCTGGAGATGCTAACGCAGTATCTGGTAATTCAAACATAGTTCCTGATACAATTGAATTTAGATTCAAAACCAAAGGAATACCAACAGCTTCTTATTTTTATTCACAATCTCTTTTCCAAGTAGGTAGAGATAGTACTTTTAAATTTGGAGTAAATCTTATATATAATTCCACTTCGTCTGTTCCCACAAGCAGTTATCAAAATTATGGTAATGCTTCATTGTATATTAATGGGGTTAATGGTGTGCTTAAATCGACACCTATTTACTTACCGTTCTTTGACTCTAACATATGGTGGTCTGTAATGATTAAAAGACAGACAGGAGGATATTTTGTTGGACAAGATCCCAACACCGATAACGTTTATTGGTTATACACGAAAGGTACTATTTTAAACGAAGAAGGTATAAATACAATAGCTTTTGAAGGATCTTCAAGTATAACAATTGCAGGAGCCACTCAACCTTCGTATAACTATAGCTGGATGTCCTTTGATGCTGCAACTTGTTCTACATTCCAAGCATTTTTAGGAGGAACTGGTAGTTTTTCTGGTAGTGCACATATCTTAGCACCAACTGGAAGTCAATTTAATGGATATTTTCAAGAACTTAGATATTGGAACACCCCTCTTAATGAATCAGCATTTAATACACACGTATTAAATTCACTTTCTTATGTAGGGAATAGTATTTCTTCATCATTATTTGAATTAATTTTTAGACTTCCTTTAGGTAATAATTTGAATGTACCTTACCAATCAGCAGATGATCAATGGTTAGGCGTACCTCAATTCCAAACTAATCCAAAAGATTATGATTTATATGATTTAGGCATAACTACTATAAGTTCACAAGCAGCCTTGACTTCATATCATCCCGCAGTAACTGGATCATTTTATATTCCTGATATTAATGCAGTTTACCAAAATATAGGATCATTTATTAATGGTGGAACACCATTCGGATATGGATTATTCAGTACAAATAATTCTAGAAGTTTTGTAAATCAAGAATTTGCTGAATTAATTACTTCACCCGTAACTGGTATTGCAGATAAAGTTACAAATAAAGTAGCTGTTGTAAATACAGTACGTTTAAATATTAGCGCAAGTAATTTATTATCACCATACGTATCTTCTCAGATTTACCCAACTAATACTTTATTATCATCTAATGATATTGAAGTAGGATTCTCTCCAGCAGATCAGATTAATGAAGATATAATTAATCATTATGGTACATTTGAACTTGCTCAATATATTGGTGGAACGTCTGACTTATATGAAACCAGATACGCTAATTTAGAATTATTATCTAAAGAGTATTTCCAAAAGTATTTAAAAAAATATAATGTATCTGATTTACTTAGAATAATAAAGTATTTAGATAACTCATTATTTAAATTTATAAAAGATTTTATACCAAGTAGAGCAAACACTACAGCTGGTATAATTATTAAACCACATATCTTAACAAGATCAAAATACAAAAGAGTAGAGCCTGTCGCTGGAGAATACGATTGGTCCGGATCTATTGATATGATTGATATTTCAGGAAGTAGTGCGTTTGGAAAAGTAATAAATACATCATACACTGCTTCAGTTTTGACCCCATATGGAAAATTAAATATAATCAGATCAAACAATCAAGAAATGTTCACTGGAGAATATTCTGGTTCAGAAATGAGAATGGTTGATCAGTTATTTACTTCTTATGAAGTTTCTAGTGTGGTTCCTATTAACTCCCAATGGAATTACGTAACATCTTCATTAAATTATTTACTAAATAATTTCACAGCTAGTCAAAGATCAAGAAATTTTTATACTTTAAATTACAATTACAATCAAATCATACCAACTAACTATGGTGTAATTACTCAGTCTATAAATAATACAACTGGTCTTAATTACAATAGTTTAACTATACCATTTGCTGTTGTACAAGATTATTACTATGTATTAAATAGACATATCATTCCAAGATATAATGGAACAAAAGTTTCAAGTTTATTATATAATGATTATACTGTTGGAGATAATTCATATGGTAATTCTGCAGTAATTGATATTACAACAGATTATTTTACTTACATGATTGATGTTTATACTTCATCACTTACTTTACCTTCAAGAAGCAATGCTCAGATTAAATATTTAATTGATAAAAATTCATCTGTAATTGATTTAAGTAATCAAAATACAAATATTTTTCAAATTCAAAATATTTTTAAATCTGGCACTACAGTAAATTTAGCACTTTTTGATACAAATAATAAAGCTTCTAATCTTGTAGATAGGGAAATAAAATTATATGAAGGAGGGTTTAAACACTTCCCAATATATTATAACTTATCAGGATCAGATGTTAATGCCGGTCATTCTTTTGTATTAAGAGAGCCGATAACACTAACAATGACAATACTTGGTGGATATACTTCCACCACCGCTAAAATAACCCCTATCGATGATCCAGCTTGGTTAATGACGAGTTATATTCCCACATATACAATTCCTGTCGATCAAAGCGATTCTGGGAATTACCGTAGTACTATTAAAATAACAAGACCTGCAGCTGCCCCTACAAACGTTACAGTAACGGCTATTTTAAGAACTTCAACAATTACAAATGAACCCGACAACTCCCCTCAAGCAAATTGTGCTCAACAATGTTTTGGAGGCGGGGGTAATAATTTTCATTCAATAGGAGGATATGTAAATGGTAGCTTTTCATTAAATGGTAGTGGATGGTACGAACTTAATTCTTTTCCATTTGTATTTAGTCAAGGAGATGTATTTAAATCTTTATCAATCTCTGCACCAGGGTGTCCTGAATCTTGTCATCAACTGTGGTCATACAGCCATTATGATGGTGAAAGAACTGATGGGTTTTTTACAGTATATGATATTTCCTTACAAGCTAATTCCACAAACGGAAGTCCAATTACTAGCTCAGTAGAATATAAAACAACAGAATTTGTCGACAATACTTGTATAGATTTAACATACTCTTCAGGAGGTACCAGTACTAATGATACAATACGATTCCCAGCATCACTATCATTATATTCTTCTACAGATAAAGAATTTACATTTAAACCATTATCAGATCAACAATTATATTCATCAGCTATTGATGCTAATATCGATCCAGTGACTAGACCATTTCAAATTCAACCTGGTGATCTAATTCGTTTTAGTCCTAATATGAATTTTCCATCAACAACATCGTTACAGATGAATACAAACGGGTATGGACCAAAATATAAACCAGGTTGGGATATAAATGAGGAATATAGAATTGTAAGAGTTTATTACTCTGGAAGCATTCCTGGTACGGTAGGTTATTATTTATATGCACAATTAGATAGAGGGGTAAATCTTGCAGTAACTACAGGATCAGTAGGACCATCCGGATCAGCAGCAGGAATTATCCCTGCTAAAATATGTAAATTTGTTATCTTGAACCACGTTCCTGACGAAACTAATCTAGTATTAGATTATCATTTAACATCTGAGAATAAAAGTTTTCCGTTAGAAGGAATGACTTATCCTCATTATATAAGTGATCTATTGAGAGAAAAATCAGGAAACATTATAAAATCATTAAAAGGTGATAATTTAATTTAATGGAAATGAATTTTAATAATATTTATAAAATATAAAAATATACAAACTAATGGGAATTCTTAACAGTACATCAATAATGATTGATGCAATTTTAACAAAGAAAGGAAGAGAATTGCTGTCTAGGAATGATGGTTCATTCAAACTTACACAATACGCCATGTCCGATGATGAAATAGATTATACAATGTATAATCCAACACATCCATCTGGATCTGCTTTTTATGGTGAAGCAATAGAAAACACCCCATTAATGGAAGCATTTCCTGATGATTCAGAAATAATGAAATATAAATTATTAACTCTTCCAAGAGGAACTTCAAAATTACCTGTGCTTGATATTGGATATGCAAACATTATTTTAAAACAAGGTGCTTCATTATCAATTACTCCTCAAACATTAAATTATTTAGGATCTACTTCAACATTTGAACAATCTGGATATGTAGCAACTATTAATGATGTTAGAGTATTATCTAATTTTACAGGAGTAGGAGTTAATACTCCTGAAGCAAGTTCATTAAATAATCAAGTAACATTAGGTACAAATGTTAGTAAAACAGTTATCGGGACTTCAATTAACTTGACAGCAACAACAATTAATACATTATTCGGTTCTGGCACTTCATTATCGACCTTATTAATTGTAACAGGAAGAGATTCAGGTGCAAGAATTAGTATTCCAATCACGATCACAAAAGTAAATAGTTAAAAATGAGCTTTATAAAACTTCAATCTTCAGATATAGTAGTTAGTGCAGATTCGATAACAGCACCATGCTGGTCAGCATTTGCTCCATCATTAACTCAATTTTTTACTGGATCAAATGCAGTAGCAAAATCGAGTGCTCCTAAATTTTTTCTAGATGTTTACCAACAAAATCCAACAGGATCTGCAGCTGAAGTTCAATTTTCAATATTATATGGTAATTTAAATGGTTCAGGATCTGAAAATTATAATGATTTGGTACCATATGCAACTCCAACAAGAACAATATACGGTCAATATAGAACTTTAGTTTTTGGAGATGAAAATACAAATTTTACATTTGGTAGCGGTGCTACAGTTGAAGATATTTTTATTCTTAATATTAACAGAAATAGATATAAAGAACATTTATTACCTGGAAGCTTTAATTTAAAATTAGCTGATGCATCAAATAATCCAATTACATTAACAGATAATAGTAAAGTACTTACAATAAACACATATGGTGATGCAGGTAGAGTATTTGATATTGTAAGTGGAAGTTTTGGAACACCAACCACAGCAGTTATTGAATCAGGGGTTACCGCAGGATACACCAAATCTGGATCATATGGAATGTTTTTACCTGATGTAGGTTTAATAATTTTTAATGCAAGAGCATTATCATTGCCTTTTGCAAAAGGAGGAGTTCAAACTAATATTAACCCTTCAAGGACTTATGATACAGATGATCAAACATATAATCAGTTTTATAATGCATTGATAAATCCAAATGCATCGGCATTCCAATTAAATAGTGAAGAAACAATATCAGCTAATTATGTATTTATAAGAGTACCTAATGCTGAATTAAATTATACCACAAACCCTTCTATGATAAGCGGTAGTGGAGATTTTGTTTACACTAATTTTGTAAATAGTCCTCAAACATTTCCAACCACAGTAGGTCTATATAATGATAATAACGAATTGTTAGCTGTTGCAAAATTAAGCAAACCTTTTGTAAAAGATTTTACCAAGGAAGCTTTATTTCGCCTTAAGCTTGATTGGTAATGAAAAATGAGTTCTGCATACAAAACATTAAAATATTCTGACATAACAGTTAGCCCATTAAAAGCTAATAAATTAATTCAGTTTACAAGTTGTTCCGCTGCCCAATATGGAATAAAAGCATATAAAGGACAATACACACCAAGAGATTTAAGCGGATCATTACCGACTTCAGCTTTAATTTATAATTATGTTTTAAATTCTTTTTATAAGAATTCAATTTCATCTTCTTTATATACTTCATCATTATACGATGATGATTTACAATCAACAGCAGCTTCTGGTTCATTACAAAATGATATAAGATACATCCCAGTTATCTCTGGATCTTTAGTTAAAATTATTTCAATACCACAATCATTATATGGAAATAATTTAGCCCCAAAAACATTTAAATTAAAAGCAAGTGATAATACATATTATATTATTGATGATGGTAATGGAAATTTGATCGATATTAAAAATTGTATTTCAGATCCATTTAATGCTACAGATAGTCAAATATATAATTCAGATACTTTATTTAATTGCATTTCTACAAATAATATTTTAGTAGGAAATATAATTTACAGCCAGGGACTTTTATTAATAACTAATGCTGATTATCAATGTTTGGTTGATGCAGGCCCAACAATACCTAATATTACTCAAACAGTTAACATTCAAGATTCAATAAAGACTATTAATACATTATCTTCATACACTCTTGATTGTAGTGGATTAGATTCTGGATCTCTTGAAGTATTACCGTATTCAGGATCACTTTTTCCAACGACATTTATAACAGGAAGTGTAATTCAATTAAGCGGTTCATTAATATCTTCTCCCGGTGTATATTATAGCTATTATAGAGTTAGAAGTTTAAATTGTGCTTATAGTAATTTAGGAACGATAAAATTAACTATACAAAATATACCTCCTACTCCCACTCCTACTTCTACTCCAACTCAAACTCATACACAAACCCCTACTAAAACTCCAACACCTACTGTCACATCTACTGTTCAACCTACTCCCACTCCTACTTCTACTCCAACTCAAACTCCTACACAAACCCCTACTAAAACTCCAACACCTACTGTCACTCCTTCCATCACTCCTTCCATCACTCCTTCCATCACCCCACCTGTTACTCCATCAGTCACTCCATCAATTACCCCATCAATTACCCCATCAATAACCCCATCTAGTACTGGATGTCCTTATACTGTATATGATGCTATTGTAGAAATATGTGGTTCGCTCGGATGCGAGGATTTAACACCAATTATTTACATAACGATACGTGCTTGGGATAATAGAACTTTATCTCAAGGAATTTGGGCAGAAGATTGTCCTTATGATTCTGGAACAGTTTGGCGTGTTGTTGGCCCATCATACCCATCTTGCACCGACGCAAGCAAAGTTCTTGACTGTCCACGCTCTTACGGAACATCCTCAGGTTTCTGCTGTACATAACAAAAAGTATATATATAATTGTGAAATTTTATTGTGTGTTTTTAGTATTTATATAAGAATACAAAAACACTATGTATATTTTAACTCAATCGTTATTTGGACAACCAAATTTTATATCAAATAATGGGATCCGTCAGACAGACGGTAAATACGTAATCGTAGGTCAATTTAACTATTACAGTGCATCATATGCTCCTATGATAGTTAGAATAACTCCAAGTGGAGGGATTGATCCAGATTTCTTTCCTAGCTCAGGATTTGATTTTAGCGGAAACGGTAAGTTAGATCAAGTCACAATGGCCTATCAACCTGATGGTAAAATATTAATAGGTGGCGACTTTACTGGTTCTTATAGTGGTTCTACTAATACTATTAAAAGATTAATAAGGATAACAAATAGTGGATCACTAGATACTGACTATCTAAATAATCCAACCAATCCGTTTGACGGACAAATAAATGCAATAGTAATTCAACCTGATAGAAAAATAGTAGTCGTAGGTGCTTTTAGTAATTATAGTGGATCATCTTGTCCAGGGATTGTTAGATTATTACCTTCCGGAGCTATAGATCCAGATTTTACTATCGGTACTGGATTTAGTACTAACACTGGAGTTGTTTTTACAAAATATGATGTAGAATTACAAAGTGATGGAAAGATATTAGTTGCGTATCACCACTCACAAGTAAATAATGGGTATCTATATAATGGGACCAGTATTGGTAGAGGGATTTGTAGACTTACCCCAAGCGGTGCAGTCGATACAACTTTTGGTGTTGGTGTTTCAGGATCACTTAATTATGGACTAAGTGGATCAGCACCTTTCGGGTACCAAATATTTTTAGAATCTGTGTCTGGATTCACTACTAAAATTCTTTTAGGAGGATCATTTACAAAATATAGTGGTTCAGATTCTGGGAATTTAGTTAAAATATTAATGTCAGGTACTTTTGATCCAGATTGGAATCCCGGCTTTTCTACTGTTCGTTGTTTTCAAATTCAGCAAACGGTTTATTTAGGAATGGATTCTAATAATTTTATATATTGCGGTACTCATGAAAATGGAGGATCATATAATGGAGACTCCGGAATTACTACTCAAGCTAATAATTTTTATAAAATACATCCATGTGGATCACTTGCTGCAAATACTGGCGGAGGTATGATGACTAATATACACAATTATATCGGAACAAGCGGATATATAGAAGTTAGGGCTCTTACCAACCCCTCCCCATATTCTAATCCAATGATATCTAATCCAGGTGGTTCAATGATTGTACTATATGGAAATTCATTAGGTACTGCATCTAATGTTAGCTCATTAGGAGATGGAAATCAATCGACTGGAAATAATGCAATATTTTATATTCCTTCTGGAACGATTGGCCAAAATATACAAACAACATTTGATCCTGGTGGTGGATTTATGCCAATTTATAAAAGTATAGCCACAGGTATCAGCCGACCAAATGATAGTATTTTTAAAAAAAACACAGTAAATACGATTTTTGTAAATCCAACTAGTGGTAAAATACTTATAGCTGGAGACTTTAATTCATTCCTTGGACCAATACCAACTCCTACTATCACTCCTTCTATTACTCCTTCTGTAACTGTTACCCCTACTAATACACCTACTCAAACTATTACTCCTTCTATTACTCCTTCTGTAACTGTTACTCCTACTATTACTCCTTCTATTACTCCTTCTATTACTCCTTCTATTACTCCTTCTATTACTCCTTCTATTACTCCATCTCCAACAACAGCATTTTTATACACCGTACAAGATGCTACAAATCAATGTTGTGGTGCCGGCCCATCATGCATTGACTGTACTCCTACTGGAACAATAGCAAGTACTTGTAGTGAAGGACCTTTTACTGTAAATCATATATACTCTGAA